CTACTGGCGCGGTGAGGATGGCGACGATCCGCTTATTCTTGCTGAATTGGGCTGCGACATTTGTCCACCTTATTACCTTGTGCCGGAAGATGAATACAACACTGAATTGCCAGCTTGCTACTGGCTTGTTCCTACACCATCCAACTGCTAACCTACCCTGGGCTGGAGGGCGCAAGCCCCCCGGCCCAAAATTTTGTCTTCGCCCGGGCCGCAGATGTCTCAGAAATCCATCGTGCGATTTTTGAAAGGTGTGTATGATGTGGAGGGAATGGCGGGGGTTGACAACTGGCGCGCGGTGTGATTTACTGGTCTGGAGAATGGAGGATTGTTGGTCGTGTTGGACGGATTCATCGAGGTCACGCCGATTCTGGGCGTTGGGGTCTATGCACTCCTGCGCGACGGGGTGGTGGTGTATGTGGGTCAGTCGAAGAAAATGCTCCAGCGAATTTCGGCCCATAAGTCCAACTGGGGCCGGAAGGCGCAGCCCGCGTGGATGCCGGTGTCGCTGCGCGGGGTCCTGTTCGACCAAGCCTTCGTCCTCCCGTGCCGGGTCGAATCCCTCGACGAACTCGAAGCCGCAATGATCGATCTCTACAAGCCCCGGTACAACATCAAACTCAAGGCCCCAACCCCGACCATCACTCCACTAACCCTGCAAATCAACGGCATGTCCATCCCATTCAACCATCACCCGCCCACCCCTCGATTCGAACGAAGGATATAACCCTCCCGTGGCCCGGCTCCAACACGGCCCATCAACCATCGAACAAACTCCGGAGGTCGGCCCCATCCGAACGCTGACCCGTGCCGACCTCACCCACCTCGCCGCGAAGCGTACACCGACTATGCTCCAATCCCTCCGCGACTCCCACCACCGCCTCGCTCGCGCTGTCGCCTCCGGTATGCCTTCAAACCAAATCTCCACCCTCTGTGGCGTCTCGGCCAACCGCGTCTCAATGCTCAAATCCGATCCATCCTTCGCCGAACTCGTCGCCCACTACCGCGGCCTCCTCACCGCTGAATGGCTCGAGGCCGCCGATCCCGTAATCGAATTCCTTGGCTCTGTCCGTACCAAGGCCCTCGCGATGATCGAGGACAAACTAGACGCCGCATCCGAAGCCGGTGAATTCCTCCCATCCCGCGACCTCGCCACCTTCGCCGAACTCGGCCTCGACCGGACCGGCTATGGCAAGGTGAACAAAAACGTCAACGTCAACGTCGACTTCGCGGCCAACCTCGAAAAGGCCCGGTCCCGCTCGTCCCGCGCCAAGACCATCAACCCATCCCCCGCCCTCGTTCCAATTGATGGTACGTCCTCCCACGCCCATCAATCTGCCGCTGCGCGTGCACCTGCCCAAGTCCCGCAGCGGCAGTCCACCTTTCGGAGGGTCTAGTGCCGCATCCCTCCCCCAACCGTCGGAGGAGTCAGGTTGCTTGAGCGAACGCCAGATGCTAGTCGGACATCCGTCGTCCCGCTCGCGCCCGACTCCTCCGCGCCTATGTCCGCGGACCTCCTTGCTTGGCTCGCCGAGGTCGCCGATGACCCTTACGCCTTCGCCCTAGGCGCCTTCCCTTGGGGCGAACCATCCACCGCCCTCGCCGACCACGTCCTCGACCCGTGGCAAATCTGGGTCCTCTGCGCCATCCGGGACAAGCTCCTTACCATCGACGAAGCCATCCAAATCGCCGTCGCATCCGGCCACGGCATTGGCAAATCCGCCCTCGTCGCCATCATCATCCTCTGGGCCTTCACCACCTACCCCGACACCCTAGGCGTCGTCACCGCCAACACCGAAACCCAGCTCAAAACCAAAACCTGGGCCGCCCTCGGCAAATGGTTCAACCTCTGCTGGTTCGCCAAGGACCACTTCACCCTCCACGCCACATCCCTCGTCTCCAAAGACCCATCCCGCGAACGCACCTGGCGAGTCGACATGATCGCCTGGTCCGAGACCAACCCCGAAGCCTTCGCCGGGCTCCACAACGAAGGCAAACGTGTTTTCATCATCTTCGACGAAGCCTCCTCCATCGCCGACATCATTTGGGAAACCGTTGAAGGCGCCACCACCGACGCCAATACCCAAATCCTCTGGCTGGCCTTCGGCAACCCAACCCGCAACTCCGGCCGGTTCAAAGAATGCTTCCTTGGAGGCCAACATGAATCGTTCTGGCTCACTCGACAGATTGATTCGCGCACTGTCCGCATCACAAACAAATCCCGTTTTGAGAAATGGATTAAAGTCTACGGCGAGGATTCCGACTTTGTTCGCGTCCGTGTCCTCGGTCAATTCCCCCGACGCGGTGAGATGGAATTCTTCTATGCCTCGGAAATCGATGCAGCTATGTCACCTGATCGGGAATGCTTTGTGGACGCGTTCACTCCTATGGCAATTGGAGTTGACGTTGCTCGGTTTGGTCGTAACAGTAGCGTTATATTCCCCCGCAAAGGTCGAGACGCTAGAACCCTAGAACCCAAAGTCTTCTCCGGCCTCTCCACCACCGAACTCGCCAATCGGGTCCACGATTCCTGGCAACAATGGCGCCCGGACGGCATCTTCATCGACGGTGGCGGGGTCGGCGGCGGCGTTGTCGACCAATGTCGCAACCAGCGATTGTATGTGGTCGAAGTCCAATTCGGCGGCAAGGACGACATCACCGGCGTCGTCTTCGACAACCAAGGCGAACGCTATGCCAACAAACGCGCCGCGATGTACGGTGCCCTGCGCGCGTGGATCAAAACCGGCATGCTTCGCCATTCCCCCGAACTCCGCACCGCGATGCTTTCGATCAAATACACCTTCAACAAAAAGGACGAAATCCAACTGATCTCCAAAGAGGACCTCCTCGATGAAAACCCTGACCTCGATCTGGACACATTGGACGCGATCTGCCTCACGTTTGGTGGACCATTGGCTCGAAATCCCAACGCCGGAGGAGAGCACCCGCACGCACCGATCGTCGAGACCGAATACAATCCCTACGCACCAGAAAGAATGCTCGCATGAGGAAACCTGACCAACCCCACGGCCTCTGCTCCATCTCCCCCATCACCGACGCCATCGGCGCCTTGATGGGCGGTGGTACCGCAGCTGCACCAGCCACCAGCCCCACTCCCCCGCCTACCGACCTTGCCCAACCGGTCCAACAACCCCAAGGCGCCTCGCCAAGCCCCAAGCCCCAAGCCCCCACTTTCCTCGGCTCAGCCGCTGTGCCCCAACCCACCCAATCCGGCCAAAAGACCTTACTCGGAGCCTAGCCCTTGCCCGTAGTCCCGATCTCCAGCGCCCCATCTCGATCCACCAAGGGCCCGACCAAACTCTCCGACCTTCGCCCGCCACCCGACGAACCATTCGCCCTAATGGCCGCGGCGCAGATGCATTCCGAAGGCCGACTCCTCCCCGACACCGAACCCACAACCAATGGCAAGCTGAATGGCCCAAGCCGCTAGCGCCGCCTTCCCAACCACCGACCGATCCTCCAACTCCGACACGCGGGCCCTTGCCTATTCCCAAGGCCGACTCCTCGGCCTTCGTGTCAACCGCTATTCCTGGTGGACCCACTGGCGTGAACTAGCCGACTACTTCCTTCCTCGCCGATACAAATGGATAGTCACCCCAAACCAAATGGCCCGCGGGTCCCCGATCAACCAGCATATTCTCGATTCCACGGGTGTCATCTGCGCCAGAAACCTCGCGTCTGGTCTCGTCTCTGGTAAGTCGTCACCGACCCGCCCTTGGTTCAAGCTCCGCGTCGGGACAATCGACTCCACCCAAACCGGCCCCGTGTCGTTGTGGTTGAAAGAATGCGAACGCATCCTCTACCTCATCTTCGCTGAATCCAACTTCTACAACTCCATCGCCCAGTACTACTTCGACCTCGTCATCTTCGGCACCGCCACCCTCCTCATCTACGAGGACTATGAAAATGTTATTAATTGTATCAACCCATGTGCTGGCGAGTATTATATCGATATCGATGGCAAATACCGCCCCACCATCTTCTACCGCGAGTTCACCCTTACCGTGTCCGCAGTCGTTGATGAATTTGGGTACGATCGATGTTCTTCCTCGGTTCAAGCACTGTACGACGACCCCGGCGGCGCCAACCTCACCCGCGAACTAATCATCGCCCATTCCATCGAGCCCAACAACGATGGCAAGGGCCCCGGCTTCGGGTTCTCCGACAAATTCGCCTTCCGCGAACTCTACTGGGAATGGGGCGGCTCAGCCTCCCCTCAAGGCTCCAACTACCAACCCCAAGGCTTCCTCCGTCGCAAAGGCTACCTCGACCAACCCAACATCACCTGTCGCTGGGACATCGTCTCCAACGACGCCTACGGGCGCAGCCCGGGCATGGACGCGCTCCCCGATCAAAAACAAGTCCAACTCGAGACCCGGCGCAAGGCCCAGGCCATCGACAAAATGGTCAACCCACCACTCGTCGCTGATGTCCAACTCAAAAACCAACCCGCCTCCCTCCTCCCCGGCGGCATGACCTACCTCCAAGGCTTCGCCCAATCCGGCAAGCCCGCGATCTCCTCCATCTACGACACCCACAACTTCCCAGTCGAAGGCATCACCGCCGACATCGAGATGGCCCAACAACGTCTCTCCAAAACCTTCTTCAACGATGTCCTAATGACCGCGTCCCAATTCGAAACCCGCTCCAACGTCACCGCCGTGGAATGGAACATGCGCAAGTCCGAGTCCATGGTCGCCCTTGGCCCAGCACTAGATCGGATCGACAATGAATGTCTTGGACCTACTATTGATCGCGTATTTGGCATTGCCTCTCGCGCTGGTGTCTTCCCTCCGGCCCCGCCCGAAATCCAAGGCCAAATGATCCAAATCAACTACGTCTCCATGCTCAAACAAGCCCAAGACGCAACTGCTGCTGGTGGTATCGAAGCCCTGCTCAAACTCGGTGGCGAACTCGAAGGCATTAAGCCCGGTTCCATGATGAACATCGACATCGATTATGCTATTGACAAATACTCCACACTCCAGAACAATGATCCCAAGTTAATCCGGAGTCCGCAGGCATTGGCCCAACTTCGCGCTGATGAAGCCAAACAACAGCAGGCCACGCAACAGGCTGCGATAGCCGAGCAGCTTTCCAAGAGCGCGGCCAACTTATCCGCCATCCAACCCCAGGCCCCGCAATGACCAAGCGCGAACTCGTACAACTCCTCACCGACATCCCCGACACCGCCGATATCCGCCTCGTTGCCCCGGATGGCAAGATTAACGATACCGATACCATTCACCATATGCCCCCGCGCCCCGGCCTCCTCCATAACGACGAAGTCTACTTCTACCCCACCAAAGGCCGCGCCTAATGCCCGACAACGCCGCTGACCGCAAAGACATCCGTCGCCGTGAGAAACAGGCCAAACTCGACGCCCGCTCTCGCGCCGAAGTCGTCCATTCCCTAATGTCCACCACCCAAGGCCGCGAATGGATGTGGGACAAACTCGCCACCGCCCGAGTCTTCTCCTCCACCTTCAACGGCGACGCCCTGCAATCCGCTTTCAACGAAGGCCAGCGCGCCTTCGGCCTTGCCATGCTAGCCGAAGTCCTCTCCACCTGCCCCGATGAATTCATTCAAGCCCAGCGAGAAGCCAATGTCCGAAGCACCACTAATGAACGACGAAGCAGCCCGGTCTCCGAGCGGGGAGATACTGGACCAGTCGACGACTCCACCGACAACCCCGACTCCGACGACTCCGGATACAACTCCTGGACCGACCCCGACGGTAACCGCCACCACCCCTACGCCGGACACGAAGCCTGAAGTCAAACCGGGCGAAACCCTTCTCACCGACAAGAAGCCGCCCGACGCCACCACCTACACCGACTTCAAAGCCCCGGACGGTTACACCCTCGACCCCAAAGCCATCGAAGCCGTTCTCCCAATCTTCAAAGAACTCGGCCTTTCCCAAGACGCCGCCCAACGCCTCGTCGATGCCCAGATCGCCCGTGACATCGCCAACGCCAAGGCTCCACAAGAAACCTACGCCGCGCTCCGCAGCCAATGGCAAACCGAGACCCTCAACCACCCCGACATCAAATCCGCCCGCTCCGGCGACAAGATCGGCATCGACGCGGTCAAAGCCGAAATGGGCCGGGCCCTATCCGCTATCGGCGACCCCACTCTCACCACTCAGTTCAAACAGGCCATGGACCTCACCGGTGCCGGGGACAACCCCGCCTTCGTCCGCACCTTCCTCAAAATGGCCGCGTTTATCACCGAAGGCACCCATGTCACCGGCAAAGGTCCATCGCCCGAGGGCCAGCGCGCCCCAGGCGCCAAGACCATACCTTCCGCCGCCCAAGCCCTTTACCCCAACCTGCCATCCGCAGGCTAAGGCCACCCAATCCACCGCCCGTGCCCCAGAGAGGGTTGAACGCAAACGCCAGAACGGACTTCGGATGACTCCCCAACCATCCCCTTCAACCTTTGGAGCTAACCCATGGCCGTAATCGGCAACGTCGCACTGACGTATCTGGACTGGGCAAAGCGAATGGATGACGGCTACCGCGTAGCCCGAATCATCGAGTTGCTGTCCCAAACCAACGAAATCCTCGATGACATCCTCGTCATGGAAGGCAACCTCCCAACCGGGCACAAAACCACTGTCCGGACCGGCTTGCCCCAAGCAACCTGGCGCCTGCTCAACGCCGGTGTCCCGAACGCCAAATCCACCACCGCCCAGATTGTCGACACCACCGGCAACCTCGAAACCTATGCCGTGATCGACAAAGACATCGCTGACCTCAACGGCAACACCGCTGAGTTCCGCCTGTCCGAGGTCCGCGCCTTCCTCGAAGGCATGTCTCAACAAGTCGCCTCGGCCTTCATCTACGGCAACCAGCACGTCAACCCGGAACGCTTCACCGGCCTTGCCCCGCGCTA